CGCGACTGATGCGTACTCAGGATCGAGGCACCATGCGTCACGCTCGCGGCTGAAGCGGTTAGGCACAACAGTCAATGAGCCAAAATCGCTCAGATACACGTCAGCGGCACCGATGATGGTTGTTGGACCATCTGATGGCGCCTGGTAGCGCTGGGCGGCAATGCCGGCGAAGCCGGACACGACTGTCTTATTGTAAGGGCCGACCATCAGGATGGATGGGTTGCCGCCGGATGTGTATGCCTTCTGCATCACGTCCTTGAGCATTGGCTCTGTGAAGTCACGCTGCGTGCCGTCGTTACGAGCGTCGGAACCGTCGGCTGCGGTTGGGTTGGTGCCGTCTCCGGCTTTGTTGACGTTGGTTGATACCCACGCGCCCAGTCCAGCAGTCACACGACCAGCACTAGAAGAGCCGGCAGAGCGAGCTGTGTTTCCAGTGTAGATTGTCTCTAAATCGCGACGGACTTCGCGGCCGCGCTTTGCGAGTTGGTAGGCTATCTCATTATTTCGGCCGGCCAAATCTTGGAACTCGAGGTTGTCCGCGACGATCATAGTCCGGCGGCGGATTTGTGTGTAGTTACCGATGCGAACAGTCGGGGTTGTCGCGTCGAATGATGCAACGTCGTCGCCGTCGATTATTGGCGTGACAACTACGTCTGACAGGCTGTCTGTCTGCCATTCAAAGAATGTGTTGGACACGTTTTCTGCGCCGACGTTAGAAGTGAAGGGCACTTCGTCAGGCGCGATATTTGAGATCACATTCGCGAGTGACTCACGAATGCCCTTAGCGTCAAACGACGTAAAGGTGTTTGCAATGATAGTCATAGTATTATGCTCCTATAGCAATATAGCTTTGATTGCGGCTGCGGCATCGTTGACGCTGCCAGTTTTACGTGCGCGGTTTTGCGCTTCTTGTACTGAAGAGACACGTTTAGGCTGTGACTGGCGTGAACCCGACTTCAATGTCTTGGTGCGCGATTTCATAGGTTTAGCTTTAACCTCGTTGGCGCGCGTTTCTCCACGATCATATAACATCGCTTTCCTCGCTAATTTCACAAGCGTTGCATTCGACATTCCGCTTACGTCTTGCTCGGTAAACCCCTCGTTAAGCAGGAAGTCCCGTATCTGGGTTGCTTCCTTGGCGGCGACTTTGTTGTCACGCCACTCAGGGATAATATCAGGCAAGACATGGCGCTGCTGCTCCAGGTAGCTTTGCTGCATTTCTTGCTGCTTGTTCTGCGCAATTTGCTGCATCCGCTGCTGTTCAGCTTGGACGGCTTGCAGTTGACCCACGCGGGCCTCTTGCTGTTTCCGCCACTGACGTTCTGCCTTCGCTGCCATTACGGGGTCTGCATCATACAGAGTATCCCAGTCCGGCTCCTGTTCTGCTGTCTGTTTAATGCGCTCCGCCATTGCTGGCAGTAGTTGCGCATATTCAGCACGTTCACGCTGCATCTCCTGGAACTCATGTTCTTGAGCCTTGCGGCCCTCGGCGAGTTCTTGAGTTTTTCGCGTGTAGTCCTTCTGCCGAAGAAATCCGCTGCGCAACTCTTCAATGGTTTTCTCCTCACCGTCGACCTCTATGGTCGTGGATAAATCGAGGGTTCCATATCCGTCGCCGTCATCGTCTTCATCGTCGTCCAGATCGCTCTCAGACCCCTCAACGGCAGAGTTATCAGCTTGCGCCTCATACCCGTCCTCTTGGTCGTCCAGCATTTCGGCTTCCTCCACTTGCGTGGCGTTGGCCTCAAGCGCATCTTCGGTCGCTACGTTATCCTCTTGGGGCGTAAGCATACTTCTGATTGCATTCTGAGCGCTGTACAGGTCAGTCCCTTGCGGGGTGCTGTTATCTGACATCTCTTATTCCTCTATTATGCTACTTTTGTCTCTTAATTTCAATAGTAGCGTTATCAACCATCCCACGGAGAGACTGGCGAACCAGGTCAACTCCCCGAAGCCTCATGTAAACAGCCTCACGGCCGTCGGTGTCGCTGGTGCCAGTTGCCTTGAACTGCGACCAACAATCCGCCTCGATCTCCTCAAGAAACCGAAGCAAATCTGTGTCAGCGAGCAGACGCTCCGCCTGATTGCCGTCGGTGATGATTTGCTGCTTAGTCTTCACGCGCGGCCTCCGTAATTATGTCTGCCTGCGCCTTCATCACTTCGCGATTGATAGCCATGTCTGCCCTGATCTGTGCTACGTCAAGCTGCGTGCCATATTTCGCCTTCAGCTCCTCGGCCTTGACGCGGATGTCAGCTTCCAGCTCGTCGCGCTTGCGGTCGTCTTCCATAATCATCTGCTCGCGCTTCAGTTGTAGCTCGGCTGCCTTCTTCTGCATGTCCGCTTGAATTTGCTGGATCTGCACTTGGATAAGTTGCTCGTTGATGTCTGGCTTGTTGTCAGGCGGCGGAGGCTGGAATTTCTCCGGGTCGCTCCAGAACTGCGAGGTGTCCTTGAAGCCGGCCAGAGACGTCATCTCCTTCAGCGTGTTGCTCAGCTTAGAGATGTCGGTCAGCGGGTTCTGTGGCCCCATTGTCGACATCGCCTCCTTCTGCATCTCTCCGATCTGGCGCAGCATCATCATACGCTCGGTGTCAGATCCACGCCCGAGCGCCACGTTGATTGAGACGTCCATATTCGCGTTCCAGACCCGTGGGTCCATTTCCACAAAATCGTTATTCAATCGAACCATGCGCGCCTTATCTTGGTGCGTGGTGATGTTGTATAATACAAGCTCGTACAGTCGTTTTATGCCCGTCTCAGCGAATACACGAGCTATCATCTCAATGTGCTGCTGTGCGGAGCTTACCGTGGCTGCCACGGCCGTTGCAGTGCTTGACTGAAGTGCGCCGGCGTCGAGGCCCATGGACGCCTTGGAGATGCCGGTGCGGGCCTCCTTGACTTCGTCCATGTACTGCAAGACCGGAAACGCCTGCTGGCCCACAAATGGAACGGTAAGCTGTTGGATGCTGCCCGGCGCCCGCTGGCGGACGATTGAACCCATTTCTGTGTTCATGGCGTCATCCATGTTCACCATCCCCTCGACAACAGAAATTCTTGGGTGAATACTGAGGCTTAGGCTGTCCAGAGAGTTGCGCATCACGACGGACTTGATCCGCTGGATGTCCATCACGGTGTCCGCGACGCTCATCCCGAAGAAGTCGTGCGGCTCTGGATCTGGGCACATAGTGGCGAACGGCGCCATGGCGCAGGGCTCGTTGTTAAGGATCTTGTTGCCGTCTCCGCCGGTGCAGATCTTGCGCAGTTCGGCGATGCCGTCTCCGTCGTAGTCTACGCGGATGTAGTTCTCAACGTACAGCACCTTGCGCATGGCGGGGTCGCTGCGGGAGTTCATGTCGCTGGACAGAGCCGGGTTGCGCGTGTTGCGCTCGACGTTGGTGTCCATGTCGTCGTTGGATGACGACATCTTATAGACCTCGTCGTAGTCGTAGCCCATCGCCACCAGCTCGGACACGGTCACAATGCGGCGGTGCGCGCAGTAGTCGGCGTCCTCCACGGACTTTGCGTCACGCGAAATCAAAAACTCCTCCGGCGGGAGGGCCTCCAGCTTCACGCGGCCGTCTGGGCGGGTGTAGGTGACGCGCAGATCGTGCACCATGGGCGGCATGATAATCTGGCCAGTCATGGGGTCGATCTGCGGATCTCCGACTGGCGTGCTGTCGTCGATGTCGATTTCCGCGTCGGGGTCGGCCATCAGGGCCGCCAGGGCGTTGTCGTCGACGCCGGTGTATTCGATCGTCTCGAAGTCGGTCTTGTCTTCCCAGTAGCACTTGAGAATGCCGACCTTGCGGACCAGCGCGTCCATGAATGCGCTGTGCATCTCCAAAAAGCCGCGATTGTCGCGGTTGATGATGTAATTCGCGTACTCCGTGGCCTGCTTGGCCGCCGGCACGTCTTCAGCGTTCTGTGGGACGTACTCGACCGTGCGATCAGATCCGTGGAACATTCGCATCAGAGATGGGATGATAGCCTGTACAGTATCCCGTACATCCATGCTGACCACCTGGCTGCGGCCCTGCTCCTCGTCGCCAAACGGCTCGCCCCGGTAGTATTGCGTCGCCGTGGCGCGGATCGGGGAGACCCAGTTGTCAATGAAGTCGATCGCGTCGTCGATTTGGCCTCCGACAATGCCCTGCAACTCCGTGTCGTCCATGACGTCTGGGTTCAGTTCAGCCTCAAGCTCGGAGGCCACTTCGTTCAGTTCATAGTCCATCTTGTGGCCCTTCTTGCAACGCGGTTGCGGTTGTGTTAACAAGTTCATCTGTATTATGCACTAAAATGGAGGGTGTGCACATGGAAAGCGAATTAGAAGCCATACGCCGCAGCGTTGAGGCTGTTGTTATGATGCTATGGAAAAGCCAAGAGGATCTTCCAGACGAAATTGTCGAGATGATTGACGAAGTGGTAAATGAAGTTAAAGACATCATCACTTAGACATATACGATTGCAGTAAGCCCATTACATATTTATCAGCGGCGGGTTTACCCTGTGAATTTAAAATATCTTTATATAAACTAGCTTCGTCAACCCATTGGTCGTCGACTAGCTGGTTTATATTCGGGTTGCCCATATATGACTTGACGTCTTTTGGTTTTGCCTTGAGATCGAGTATGCCTTTTTCTTTAGCAAACGATGCGGCTTTCGGGAGTGCGCTGTCGCGCGCTCCAATAAGCCACGGTAGATCAAAGCCAAGTGTTGAGCTTGTCGTTCCAGGCTCCATTGCGAGTTCTGCGTTATATGATGGGTGAAGGTCTGTTCTTTCAGAGACAGCGCCGCGCTTTGGAGTTCCAAACCGATAGCCGACACTTGCAGTGTCTGACAACATAAGCTCGGGCTGCGTAATCGCAAAGCGAGCTGGGCCAACCTCCGGTACGCCAAGTTTTTGCATCTGGCTGCTGTCAAAGAATTTTATCAAAGACGCACGAACGCCGCCTTTTTGGCCAGACAGCCATTCTGGAAACGCTGGAGAGCTAAAACTAGGTCGATCTTTAATCTTTGGAAATTTTTTGGCGATTGCTTCATCAATCTTTCCGACGTTACGGGTCCAACGAGCCGTATTGGCCCCAGTGGCAATCATACCGCCATATACGTCAGACATATGTTTGGAAAAATCGCCAGACCTTTCGCCCATTGGCATATAGGCCGCGATGTAATCTTCGTTGCGCTTATTAGCCTCAATCCATGCGTTTGACTTTGCCTTCATTGGGTTTGCCTCTGATGCCCAAACGCCTCGGTCAACTTGATCCATATATCTTGGGCCGCCGTATGTTTGTTGACCGCCGTTTCTCAACAAATAATCGTTGACCTCTTGAACAAGATCTTGGTTTGTCGTGCGATCTCCGGTGGCAAAATACATTCTTTTGTTTTTGAAGTCAGAGGGGTCGAGCATTGTTGCGTCTAACAGCCCACCCTGCCGCTCACCAGAAGCGGTCCATAAGGCAGGCGGAGTAGCGGCTTTAATGCCGGAAAATGGTGTATAAAGTGCGGGGTCTTTGCCTTTGCCACCAGCCCGCGCCTGTGCGAAAAAATCGGAGCCTTTTACTTCAAATCTGTCGCCTGCACGCGCCGCGCTGAGATCTCTACCTTCCCCGCCACGCTGGAACGCCTCGATGAGGCCGCGCGGATCCCCCTGCGCAATAGACCGGCCAGCGTATGTGGCGTCGGCAGCGAGGCCGTCGTAGTCGACATTCCCGGCAGCTTTTGCGCCTGCTTTCAATGCCTTAGCCCCAGGAACTAACATTGCCATCGTGGAGGCAAGATCAGCGTATCGTGCGTCGTTGGCCGACGTAATGTCAGCGGCAGTGGCCGTGGCCATTGTAACGCCTTCCGGCAGGTAGTCGGCAGCCGTGTTGGTGATCGCGCGGCCTACAGTGCCGGTGACGTCATCGTACACACCCTTGGCGGTGCCAATAGGGTCAGTGACGGCGCCTTGTATCCCGCCTACCATGCTATCGCCGACCGCCTGATTGACGGCGCGTGGGTCTTGCTGGATTGCGCGGAGCAAGTCGTATCCGCCCTGACCGACGACCTTGCCCATGCCCATTAAGTCATCTAGTGGGCCGCGCAGGCCCGGCGGTACATATTGCCTGTAATCCATTAGTCGAGTAGCCCTTTTGGACGCGACGGCGGACGTGGCGCCACTGTGATGCCGTAGTTGTCGCCTGTGCTCTGGTTGTAATACTGTCGGACGTTGTTGATGTATTCCTGCGCCTGCGACGGCAAGTTTTCGTATTTACGGTCCGCGTCAAGCATTCTCTTGGGGCCGGCGTTGTACGCGCCCACCGCCTGATCGACGTTGCCGTCAAAACGCTCGAGCATGGCCATCATATAATTCTCGGCCCACGCGCGGTTGACCTCGGGGATGTCTAGCAAGTCTCTCGCGGCCTGATCTGTGCGGTCAAATTTCTTTCCGGGGAATACGCTCTCGGCGATTTCAAACACACTTTTTGCGCCATAGCCCGGTTCAATCGCGCTGCTCGGCTTAGCTTGCATCTGCCCTCGAGCTCCGCTGTCCGGGTTTACCAGTGGGAGCTGCTTCGTGGGGGCTGTCGGGTCGTCGCGGTTGTAGCTGCTCTCTTGGCGCTGGATCGCGTCAAGTAGAGACTGGAAGTCGAAATCATAATTTGGCATCACATATTACCTTCAGAGTTTACGCCGCCGCCGCGCTTTAGAAACTGACTGCGGTCAAACATTCGACGAGCAAAACCGGGGTTTGTTTTTTCCCACTGCTGGATCGTCGCGTTATTGCCATCTGTGGCCAGCCACTCTTGGAACGCGGCGTCTTCAACAGAAACTACGCCGTCAGCGGGCGGGAACCCGGCAATGGGGGTTTCGACTGACGCCGGGAGCAAAGGATCAAGCTCTGACCGCTGGCTCGGTGGCACGCCAGCAAATGCGCTGTCGGGCTGCGAAAGGTCGAAACCTTGAGCCGCTTCGTCGTTGGTAAAGTTGAGCGGGTTCATCGACGTCATAGGCATGCCTGGAGGCTGATCGTTCAAATAGGTCGTGTCTACTACGCGTGATGCGAACGCATCAGGGCGCATCCGAGGGCGCATCTGACGTTGGGTAGGCGGCGAGACGCCGGGACCAGTCCCCTTCTGCGTGTTATATGTGTACTCTTTTCCGCTGTCGACTGGCCTCTTGGTAAGGAGATTTATGAGGCCGCCGAACGGGACTATGTCCGAAAGACCTAAATTATCGCCGCCAGAAAGGAGCCCCGGCTTGCCTAATATTCCTTGTTGCGGACCCGGATTTCTGAACGTACTTCTGGAGCGGTCGCGGGGATCTCTTCCAGCCGAGCCGCCAAACCCTCCAAAGTAAGCGCTAAGACCGCCGGCGGCCATCTGTCTCTGATATGTGTCGTAAGCATTTTTCCCGGCAGCGGCTTTGGCCTTAGAACTCTGACCGCGCATGTCATCAGAACTTCTTGCGTTTCTGGCCATAGTCTCTGCTGTGCGGTCAATAAAGTCTTTAGTTTTAGGCTCAGCGCCGAAACCCATTTTGATGTCGTCCCAAATACCCATGTGCCGTCCTCGCCCTTCGTTTCCACCAATAATACATCAATCTAGCCAAAAGCGTAACCCCACGCCCTTGAGGGAGGTCAAGCGCGTGGGGGAACCCGAGGGTTCAGCGGCCGGGTGGGAGGGTAGCCGCTAACACTGGCAGAATAACAAAAAAGTCTACTGGATACCAGTTTTTTGCGGTTTAGGGCTTGAAGTCTGTAGATGTTAACATTAGGTTAACTGTATAGACACACACAAAGGAATACGGATATGAAAGTTTTTGATTTCACAGACGGCAAAAAAGGCGATCTGCTTGGCGACATCAAAGTTGCTGGCTGGCATGGCGGTTGTTACGTTGAGAAAAACGGCAGCTCGTTCAAGGTAGAGCTGGCTAATCCTCGCAATGTTGCGCCAATCGCAGGCGGGGAAGCAGGCATCAAATGGGAGTGGCATTTAGAAGCCGCAAACATAATTGAAAAAAAGGAAACGCCAATCAAACCAGAAGATTTTGGCGTTGACGCGATCTGCTTTTGCACAGGCGAATTTTATGTTGCTTGGCACGTTGGGCACCCAGAAGTTGAGAAAGAGTGGTGGTGGACTGTAATCGGAACCGCCGACTGGAACCGCGAAGCCTGCAAGTCAGGCATCTTGAAGGCAGCAAAACAAGCATAATCAATCAGGGGAGCTTCGGCTCCCCACCAACCGGGAGAATTAACATGAACCACGACACACCTGAAACATGGAAAGACAGGAAACGCAACGAGCTAATCAGCGAGCAGATGGAGATGGCCTACGAGCTCGCGCGGATATCGATCCAGATTAAAAAACTCCGAGACGAGCCCGCCGTGCCCGAGGGGTCCATCCCACTGTCAATGATCGAGCCGCT